CGGACTGGCCCGACATGCCGAGGCGCGGGAGGTTCGGTCCCGCTGTCGTCTCGACGCTGCGCCTGCGGAAGATCACCGGCCCGCACATTGAGCACGAACGACTGTGGCCCATGCGCGACTTCCTGCTCGACGAAATACCCCTGCCACCACGAAAGGAGAGGCGAAGGAAATGAGCCAGCAAGGTCTGACCCGAATCCGCGACTATCTGCGCGCCAACCCAGGATTGCACCGCGCCGCAGATATCGCCGCTGGCACCGGGCTATCCGAGGGCACCGTCGCAAAGGACATGCCCGCGCTCCTGAAATACGAGCCGGGCGTGATCAAGCCCATGCGCGGGGTGTTCTGCTGGCAGCCGCCCATCGGCAACGGGCACGAGCCCCCCGCGCTCGTCGCTGTCGCTGAAGTACCGCGCCCGGCTGCATGGCAAGGGCCAACGGGCGACAGCGAGGCCGATCTTCGCGAGCTGCGCGCTGAGCACGAGCGCGACGCTGTGCCCGGCGAGGACTTCGACGGATTCGTGGATCGCTGGGGACCGCCGTTCCCGGTCAAGATTCACGGGCGGTTCCGCTCGCGCTATGGCAACTGGACATATCGGTTCCACACCGCAGACGGGCGCGAGGGCGTGATCAATTGGGATGATCAGGAATGACGGCGCGCACGAGCCGGGGGGCGCGGCTTGTGGACGTGCCCGAGGTCGATCCCGTCAAGCTGCGCGACGAGCTGCTCGGCGAAGCGTTCGCGGCCTACACGCGCGGTATCTCGGCGGCGTTCGACGACTATCTCGACGAGCACCGCGCATCGTGGGACCGCTATCAGGCGCGGCGGGAAGGGCTGATCGCTGAGCACCAGGCGCGCGTCGCGGCGATCCGAAGCGCTGAGAGCGTCGCTGAGCTGTCGAGCGTCGCGCGTGACGAGAGACAAGCGCCCCCGGCTGCTGGCGGCTCTCGCCCCGGCTCTGAGCGCGTCTAGGGCGGCTCTCGACGATGGCGGGCTATGACGTTGAGCGCACGGCTGCCGCTGCGGTGCTTGCCGTGGCGCAGAACCGCGCGGGCGATCTCGCCTTCCTGATCAACGACGACGACGACGCGCGAGTCGTCTGGACGCTCGCCTACTGGCTGCTCGACGACATTGGCGCAAAGTGGCCGGGCGGCGTCGCTGAGTTTGCCCGCTATGCGCTCGAAGGAATGCGCGAAGGCGAGGGATCGTCGTGAGCGGGCAGCTCGTCGAGGCCGTGCTACGGGATTGTCCCGAGCTGTCATCGCCCCGCCAGCTTCGGATACTGCTCGCCATCGCGCATGATGCCGCGCCGGGGCAACGTCACGCCGCGCCGGGGCTCGCGCGTCTCGTCGAGCTGTCGGGATGCAATCAGCGCAAGGTGCTAACCGCGCTGGCGGCGCTTCGCGATCAAGGTCTGATCGAACGGCAAACCGGGCACAAGGGCCGTCGCGCGGTCTACACGATCACCGCAAAGGGTGCAGGCCGACTAACACCCTATGAGCCCGATTGGGTGCGGGACGCCCTGCACGCTATCGAAACCGAAAGGGTGCAGGCCGACCAGCACCCTAACGACTCGCAAAGGGTGCAGGACGGCCAGCACCCTAACGCCGCAAAGGGTGCAGAGCGACTAGCACCCCCTACAGAAGAAACATCTATACATCCCTCACCTGTACCGGCTGACCGCGCGCGCGACGACAACGGCGACGAGCCCTGGCGACGCGGGCCGGGTCGCGCGATCACGCCGACGAAGGTTTACCAACCGGGGCACGGGCCGGGTCGCGATAACCGCCCGACGCCAATGCCGCCGAGCTGGCAGTCGCCGCGCACGATCCCCGATCCCGAGGTCGTCGAGCGCGGCATGGCGAAGGTTCGCGCCGCATTCGCGAAGCGCACGCCCAAACCCGGCGAGCCCCCGCCGAAGCCCCGCACCGAGCCCGAATGGCGGCAAGAGGCAGCGCGGCAGGCTCGATCCGCTCAGCGCAGGCGGGCGCTCACGGACCCGCCGCCCGTTTCCGACGACGACGAGGGACCGCCCGATGAAATCCCGTTCTGAGCCCTTGCGCCCAGCGCGCCCCGGTGGCACGATGCCCGCATGGCTGGTCGAGCTGCTCGCGGTGGTGGGTCCATGCGGCTCACGTCTGCGCAGCGAAACAAGCTCCCGCCGTCCGCATTCGTTTACCCGTCGTCGCGGAAATACCCGGTGCCGACAAAGGCGCAAGCCCGCAGGGCTGGCATTTCCGAAACGCAAAGGTCGCGAATGCACCGGGCCGCGCTCACGTACTCAGCGCGGAAGTCAACCGCTGGCAGTTATTCGCGTGTCGCCGCCAAGGTCAAGAGTCGCGGTTCGGTCACGCCGCAGCGAATGCGCGCCAAGCGCCGCTAGAATTGGCGTTGTGCCGGGGCGTTTCCATTACAGCCTGACCCTGCCGGATGGGCGAGTCGTGACCGTCGATTACCGTGAGCCAATTCTGCCGGTCGTTCACGCGATCCAGCGGGCGCGCGATATGGACGACCCGCCCGACGCTGGCGATCTGGAAGCGGTGACGCGCTGGCTCGACGATCACGCCGAGCAAGTCGCGCGCTGCGGGCGCGGGGACTGTGATCATGCCCCGTAGCGAGAGCGGCGACCCAACGGTGAGCCTGGCCGATCACCTGGCGTGGCTGGAATCCATTGGCTCTAAGCCCTGCTCCTGCCGCTATGCGTGGAAGTCGCTGTCGTACCGTGAGCACAACCGAATCCAGCGAATGGGCTACGGGTGGGTTCGGATGAACACCGATCCCCGCTGTCCCGAACATGGGTCCGAGGTTGACGCGACGACCAGCGCAAAGGCGCGCGGCGTCGCCGTTGACGAATGGGCTCCGCGCGCTCAGACGGTGGAACCCGACACGCGCTATTTGTGACCTTCGCACGTCAAGCGTTGTCTACGTGAGTAGAATCGTTGCGTAAGGCAACCACCACAGAAGGGCAAAGCATCATGACCACCACATCAGGCGACGGCCCGCGCGTGCCGCGAGCTGTCAGCGACGACGAGCTGCGCGTCCCCCGGCGCGCGTTCGCTGAGTACCCAGGCGACCCCGCCCATTCCGGCGCGCGCCGTTACATGCTGCGGCTGACACCCAATGGCGCGGAGCCGCTAGCCGATTCCGTCGCGTCGCTTGACCGCCTGCTGCTCGTGTTCACCATCGGCGCAGACGCAGGCCCCGAGATCACCCCCGAGCGGATATCCGCGCACGTCACCGACAGCCTCAACCTCAGCGGGCGCGTTCACGTCCTGCTGGAGCCGATGTCCATTGATGATGAGGGGTCGGATGGGTAGACGGTGGCCACTGGAAAGCGCCCCGCGCATCGGCGCGGGGCGCGTAACCACCACGCCGCAAACTCTACCCGAGGCGGCGGAAATGGTTAACGGCATCGGCGCGCTCCGCGAGGCGCAGCGCCGCGTCAACCGCGCGGCGAAGAAGCTCGACGACGCGCGAGCTGAGCGCGACGACATGATCGTGCGGTTTGCGCGCACCAGCACCCCATACCGGAAGATCGCCGAAGCGACAGGGCTCTCGCTCGCGTCAATCGGAAAGATCGCCGCCGCTGGCGGTGTCCGCAAATACGGAAAGGAAACCACCACACCATGAGTCCCACAATGACCATCGACCTGCTGCCAGGATCGGGGGCAAGCTACGACCCGCAACTCGCGGAGAATGTTTCCGACTGGCTCGAAACCGCGCCCACCGCGTTCCTTATGTGCCGCCGCAATCACCGCTGGCCGAAGCTCGTCGCGCGTAATGGCAAGCTGCCGCAAGGCGTCAGGGCGGAACCGCTGTCGCGCGCGGGCTCGTTCCAGATGCGGCAGAAGTGCCCGGACTGCGGGACGTTCCGCGTATTCACCTATCAGGCGGGAAGCGACTTGTTCACCGCCTCGCGGAAATACCACTATGAGTGGCCCGACGGTTACAAGATGCCTCGCGGCGCTTATGACTACATTACCGACGCAATGTGCCAGCAGGCCGCGATGAACCGTGAGGGCGACGCGATGAACCTCGCGCGCGTCCTCGATCAGATGGCGAAGCACCAATGGAACGGGGACTCATGATCCCCGGTCCTGATCTTCGCGTCCTTCAGGCGAGCAATCCGCCGATGGCCTCACCCGATCCCGAGACGCTCGCGCGCAGGCTCGGAGAAGCCAACCGCGACGGTGAACACCTGTGGATAATCGCCGCCGCGTGGCACGCCATCAATCCCGGCAACCCGCATCGGCTGCTCGACGCCGAGAACCTCCTGTCAATCAACGGGCCGGGGTGCTGGAAATGCGAGCTGCCCTGGTCGCCCGAGATCGACGGCACGCCCTGCACCGGGGAGGTCCCCGATGGTGACGAGTGAGCCGCTGACGCTGGGCGAGCTGCACCTTGGGCACCCCGCCGGGCTGACGCCGGGGGACCGCTGGCTGCATGTGCTCGTCGTGACAGACGACGAACCCGCTGTGGCCCGCCTGCTCGGCTCTGTGCGCGTCGCTGTCGAGTCAACAGGCGACGACCGTCACGACTGCATACACGCGATCCTCGAAGCCTCAGACGGGCTCTCAACCGGCCAGGCTGAGATCGAGCCACCGGGGCGGCGTCGTGGCTGACCTCATCGTGGGCGAAGTGATCATGGGCCTCAACGGCTGGTCCGTCGAGGTGATCGGCGGCGAGGGCCGCAGCGGAAACGTCGGGCTGATCTTCCGCAGCCCCGCATCCAGGCGGGGCGCGGAAGTGTTCGACCGCGCCGCAGCCGACAAGCTCGTGCAAGCCATCACCCGCGCGTCATACGGGAGCGGCGAATGATGGTGCATCGCGGCGGGGCCGCAATGCCCGCCTGGTGGGAAACGATCATGTGGCGCTGGCGGCACCGCCGCTGCACCGTCACCCATTCGCGCGTCCGCGCCAGCGACAGCCTCGCCGGAATGACCGGCTGGTGGTGCATTGACCACCAGCAAGGGCGGGGAAGAATGCGCGGTCATGGCTAGGGCCTGCGCGTGGTGCGGGCACCCCAAACCCGCCCACGATCACGACAGGCTCGGCACCGAATGCTCCTATTGCGCGATCTGCCCGCAATACCGGGGGCGTCGTTTCGCGCTCGGCGTGCGCCTGCTCTCGATCATCGGCAACGCCCTCACCGGAAAGGAGCCACGCTGAGGGGCGGGTGAATGAAACCCCGTGCCGGGGGCTCACCCGCCCGAACGGGCCGCGACGCCAATCTCCCCTTCCCGTCGTCGCGGCCCGTTCCTATGATGAGCGGGTGCCCAATCGCGCGCCAAGCGGCTGCCCGCGCCCTCACTGCCGGAACGTGCAGCCCTGCCCGCTGCACCCCGTCGAGCCGAGCTGGGCAAACGGCGGGCGCGGTCGCAGAATGCCGCCAGGATGGGGCGCGACCCGCAACCGCATATTGGCGCGCGATCCGGTCTGCCGCTTCTGCCAGATCATGCCCAGCACCGAGGTTCATCACCTGATCCCCGGCGACGAGCGCGACGAGCTGCTCGCGGGCGTCTGTCACGACTGCCACGCGCGGGCCACAGCCGTGCAGTCCGCCGAAGCGAGAGGGCTCGCATGAGCGGCGAGATCGTCGAGACACGCGACGCGCAGCTCGTGCCGCTCGACGAGCTGAAGCCCCACCCGCGCAACTACCGCAGCCACCCCGCCGCGCAGATCGAGCACCTGGCCGAATCGTTCCGCGCGTTCGGCGTGCTGCCCACAACCGTCATCGCCCGCGATGGGACGATCCTCGGCGGGCACGGCGTCATGATCACCGCCCGCCGCCTGGGGCTCGACGCCATACCCGCGACACGGCTCGACCTCGATCCCGACAGTCCCGCCGCGCTTAAACTGCTGGCCGCGCTCAACTTCCTAGACCGGCTCGCGCTCGACGACGAATCCGCGCTGGCCACGCTGCTCGCTGACATTCGCGAGCACGACGCCGCCGCGCTGCTCGGCTCAGGCTGGGAGGACCGGGACCTCACGAGGCTCGTCGCGAAGATCAACCCCGCGCCGCCCGATGACTTCCGCGACTACGGATCGGACGTGCCCACCGACTACGAATGCCCATCGTGCGGTTATGCCTGGTCAGGACCGCCGAAATGAAACCGTCCTACTCGGTTCCCACAATGGGCGAGATAGCCCAGGTGCCGCGCAACGGTTACGTGGTGTGCTCGACCTTCAGCGGTGCCGGGGGCTCGTGTCTCGGCTGGAGAATGGCAGGATTCCGCGTCGCATGGGCGTCCGAATTCATCCCCGCGGCTGCCAGCACCTATATGGCAAATTGCGACCGCGCGACAATGCTCGACACTCGCGACATTCGCGAAGTCACCCCCGCCGACGTGCTCGCAGCGACAGGGCTCGACGTTGGCCAGCTTGACGTGCTGGAAGGCTCACCGCCGTGCGCAGCATTCAGCACCAGCGGCAAGCGCCAAGACTCGTGGAATAAGGTGGAGCACTATTCTGGCGCCCAACAGCGCACCGACGACCTATTCTGGGAATACGCGCGGCTAGCCGAAGGATTGCAGCCGCGCGTCATTGTCGCGGAGAATGTCTCCGGCTTGGTAAAGGGCAAAGCTAAAGGCTATTTCCTGCGCATATTGGCGAGACTGCGCGACGCTGGTTATCAGGTGCGCGCCCGCCTGCTCGACGCGGGATGGCTCGGCGTGCCGCATGACCGCCAGCGCTTGATATTCGTCGGGGTGCGCGCCGATCTCGCAGCGGGGCCAGCGTTCCCCGTTCCATTGCCGTATCAATACACGGTCGCGGATATCTGCCCGTCCGTTGTCGGCGTTCGCACCAAACACGGATTGCGCCCAGCTAACCGGCCCGCGCCGTGCGTCATGGCAAACAACACGCCAGGCAGCGAAACCGAAATAACCCTGATCGAAGAAGGAAAGGCGACGATAACCCACGACCCGGAAACGGGTTACGACCTGCTCGCCTATCACCGGATCGCCGGGGCTGAGGCACGAGCGCGGCGGCCCTCGCTCGTCGAGCTGCGCGCCCTCGCGGGCTTCCCCGCCGACTTCACGCTGACAGGCAGCTACAGCCAGCGCTGGGAACGCATCGGGCGCGCTGTGCCCCCGGTGATGGCCGCAGCCATCGCGACGACGACGCGCGACCGCATACTCGCCCAGCTCGACGCCTGGGGCGCGGCATGAGCGCCGAGCCGCGCGCCGACGCTGCGCTCGACCTCGATCAGCCGCGCGACGTTGCCGAGCGCTTCAGCGCTGGCGGCTGGGTGTTCGACTCGGGCGTCGCGTCGGTGTTCGACGATCATGTCCGCGCCTCGGTGCCGTTCTATGACGCCATCCAGGGCTTGATCGCTGAGTGTTGCGACTGGCTCACCCCGCAGGGCTCGCTCGTCGCGGACCTCGGCTGCTCGACGGGCAACACCGCGCTGGCGATCCTCGCGCGTCATCCTGAGCGGGAGCTGCGGTTCGCGCTTTACGACGAGTCGGTGCCGATGCTCGCACGAGCGCGCCCCGCCGTCGAAGCCCTCGCATCGGGGCGCGTGCAGTCGTACCCCGGCGCGCTTCAGGACGGGCAGCATCACCTGGGCGCGAGCCTGACCGTCGCCGCGTTCGTGCTTCAGTTCCTCGGCTGGGGGGACCGGCAGCTCGTGCTCACCGACGCGCACAGCCGCGCGGCGCACGACGGCGCGCTGATCGTCGCCGAGAAGATCAGGCCCGCCGACGCGCGCTGGGCCGAGATCGGCACCGACGTGTCGCACGATTACAAGCAGGCGGCGGGCATCACCGACAGCGCGATCCGGGCGAAGTCGCGCGCGCTGCGCGGGGTGCTGCGCGCCTCGTCGCTGCCCGAGCTTGTCGATCTTGTCGAGTCGGGCGGCTGGTGCTCGCCTGAGCTGCTATTCCGCTGGCATCAGTGGGTCGTGCTCGGCGCATACGCGAGCCCGCCCCGATAGCGAGGCAACCACCAAGAAGCCAACTACCGGGGCGGGTGTGAGCCACGTTACACCTGCGGTTTCTACCGCAGTAGGAACAACTCCCCGGCCCGCTAACGTTTGTGCTCGCAGAGCACGTCACGACAAGCGCGGCGCGCCCGAGCCCGAGAGGCAACCACCATGAGCACCACCCAGAACGACAGCAACGTGACCGAGATCACCACGGCGAAGGGCACCGGCCGCAAGCGGTCGCCCTCACGCGCGAGCAAGAGCGCAGCTCGCAACGCTGCGAAGCCGAACCCCGAGCCCCAGGCGCAAGGCGAGACGCTCACAGACGACGAGCGCGCGCAGCTCAAAGCGCACACCGACGAGCTGAAGGCGTCGAGCCCGACGCGCGGGCAGCACTGCGGCAGCGTCGAGTCCCACGACGCGCACGACTTCGAGCAGGGCGACGAGACGCTCGCCTGCCCCGGCTACGCCGAGCAGGCCCCGGAGCCCGAGATCACCGACGCGCTAACCGTGCTGCTGATCAACGGCGAGTTTGAGGTCCACAAGACCGGGTGCCGCGACATTGCCCGCGCACGCAAAGCGGGCAAGATCCAAAACATCTTCGGCCTGGGCGGCGAGTGGTCAGACCCGCGCGCTATCGCCGCTGAGCTGTGGTCCGACCAGATCGCAGAGGCGGGGATCGTGTTCACCGGCGACGACGCCGCCGACGCTGCGCTCGACCTGTCGAGTTACGAGGCCGAGACGAATGTCCGCCCCTGCACGGGGCTGACCGGCCGCGCAGCTCGCAAGAGCGAGACGACGCGCGTGCTCGACGCCGACGCTGCCAAAGCTCGCGCTGAGCTGCTCGACGCGCGCACCAAGGCAGCCGCCGAAGGTGGCGACAAGCTCGCGATCCCAGCGGGCTACGTGCTGCACTGGTCCTACCCCGCTGGCCACTCGCGCCTCGCCCGCACAGACGACGCGCCCGAGGGTGCAGCGAAGTGGCTCGCGCGCTGCGACGAGCACGGCACGACCAAGCCCGCCGACAGCGCCAAGGCTGCTCGCGCGCTCGGCTCGCGCTCGACGCGCGTCGAGTGGTGCAGGCAGTGCAAGAGCGACGCCGCCAAGAAGGCGAAGGCTGACGACAAGGCGAAGGCCGACAAGGCTGCTGCCGCCGCTGCGAAGTCGAGCACGAGCAAGAGCGACGACGCGCCCGCTAGCGCTAGCGCGAGCGACGACGGCGCTAGCAAGATCGACGGGAGCGACGAGCACGACGCCGCAGTCAAGAGCGGCGGCGAGTCATGACCGAGCGAATCGTGATCGTGCTCGACTTCGACGCCGACGCGCTCGTGCGAGAGATCAAGCGACAGACGCGCGACGACGACGACGACGAGTAACGCACCACGCAACCCAAGCGGGCGCGCAGCGACGAGCTGCGCGCCCGCTTTGCTGTCTGCGCGCTAGCGCGCTAGCGCACGAGACGCGAGACGCCAGCCACGGCGCGCTGAGAGCAACGCTCAGCGGCGAACGGCGGCGGGCGTGACGCTCGACACGCGCTCAGCTCTCAGCCGCTTAGAGACGCGCTCAGCGCTGCGCGCGCTAACGTGCCCAGCGTGAACCCGTGGCACGTCTGGACGCTCGCGCTATCGGGCGGCGCGCTGCTCATGATCGTTTGGGAACTGGCGTGCCCCACGGCGCGCGACGAGCTGCTCGACGAGCACGACGACGAGCTGCCGTCTGCGCAGCGCTGAGAGCAACGCTCAGCGACGACGAGCGCTCGACGCGCACGACGACGAGCACGAGCGCAGCGCGACGCTCAGCGTTCGTCTCAGCGCTGCGCTATCCTCGGTGCGCCAAGCACTCGCCGCTAGCCGAAGCGAGCACGCGGGCCGGGAGCATCGTCGTGGCATAGGCGGGCATCGTGCGATGCGGTGGCGCTGGTGGGTACGCGCTGAAGGTGGGCGCGGCGCGGCGTGCCGGGAGTTGGCGTCGGCTGCCGCTGCTCGACACGAGCGCCGCGCCTGCTGCTCTCAGGCTGAGCGGTCCCGGCCAAGCCTTAGTCAGTCGCCGGGACCGCGCGCCGACCCTACCAGCTCGCTCGTCGTCGAGCTGCACGTCGGCGGCGGTGCCGCCGCCCTTTGCCGGCCATTGCCGACTTTTGGGCAATGGCGATTTTTCATCACCCAAAAGTTTTTGGGTGAGTTCCTTGATCGACTCGCCCGGGGGGTGACTCCCCCCCCGGGCGGAGGTCGTCAAGAGCGTTGCCGTCCGCACGCCTCCGCGTGCGGGTTTCGCGGATTCCGGGGCCACCAATGGCACCCACGGTGCCATTTCCCATTGCGCATTGGCAATGGCACCAATGGGACGGCACACTGTCCCGCATGGGACGACGCGGGCCAGCACCGACGCCGACCCGGCTAAAGGTGCTGCGCGGCGCGCAGCCCTGCCGGATCAACGCCAACGAGCCGAAGCCGCTGCTCTCGCTCGTGATCGAGCGGCCCGAGTACCTCAGCGACGTTGCCGCCGCCGAATGGGATCACGTCGCGCCGCACCTGACGGTGATGGGCGTGCTCACCGACGCCGATCTCGCGGGCCTCGCTGTCTACTGCGAAGCGGTGGCGCGCTGGCGTCGTCTCGTCGAGCTGGTCAACGCCTCGCCGCCCGTCGTCGGGCGGGACGGGCGCATGGTCAAGAACCCCGTTTACGCGCAGGTCCGCGACGCCGCCGCTGAGGTTCGCGTCTGGGCGCGCGAGTTTGGCCTGACGCCGAGCGCGCGCGCTGGGATTCGCGTCACCGTGACGAGCGATCACAGCGCCGACGCCGGGCGGCTGCTGACCGGGGGCTGAGCTGCGATGCCGTGGTGGGCGTGGGCGCTCGTGCTCGTCGCGTCGCACGCGCTCGGCGCGCTGATCGGCGCGGCTGCCGCGTTGATCTATGTCGGGCGCGGGATGTGGGGCTGACGTGCGGAAGCTCGACGACGCGCGCCCGCCTGTCTGCCGCTTTGAGCACGACGGGCGGCGCTGCCGCAAGCGAGGCGATCACCGTTGCGCGCTGCGCGTCGCGCACGTCTGCGCCTTCTTCGCTGAGTTGCTCACCCACACCAAGGGGCAATGGGCGCGCCGCCCGTTCGTGCCCGCGCGCTGGCAGCGGGAGCGCATTCTCGCGCCACTGTTCGGCGAGGTCGTCTGGGCTCCTGATCAGGGCAAATACGTCCGCAGGTATCGCGTCCTGTATCTGTTCATCGGGCGCAAGAACGGCAAGAGCGAGCTATTGGCGGGCCTGGTGCTTTACCTGCTGTGCGCCGATGGGGAAATCGGCGCGGAGCTTTACGGGCTCGCGCTCGACCAGGATCAGGCGGGGCTCGTCTATCGCGTCGCACGCCAGATGGTGCGCAACTCGCGCGAGCTGTCGCAACGGCTGTCAGTGATCAGCTCCGCGTACCGGATTGTGGACGAGACGACGGGCAGCCTGTACGCCGTGACAGCGGGCGACGCAATGGGCGCGCTGGGCATCAACCCATCCGGGGCGTACATAGACGAGCTGCTCACCCAGGTGTCGCGCGACCTTTACGACGCGCTGAGGACGAGCTTTGGCGCGCGCTCTCAGCCGTTGCTGCTCATGGCGACGACAGCCGAAAACGATCCGGGGGGCTTCGCAGCGTCGGAGCGCGAATGGTCCGAGCGCGTGCTCGACGACCCGCAGCTCGACCCGGAGCGGCTCGTCGTCATGTTCGCCGCCGACCCCGATCACGATTGGACGCAGCCCGCGACGTGGGCCGAGGCTAACCCGGCGCTTGGCGACTTCCTCGAAGTGCGGACGCTCGCGAGCGAATGCCGTCAGGCAATGGGCAATCCCGCTGCTGAGCGGGCCTTTCGCCAATTCCGGCTCAACCAGCCGAGCAATAAGGTGGGCCGCGCGATTGACCTTCAGGTGTGGGACGCCAGCGCCGGGGCCGTGTCGTGCGACGAGCTGCCCGCGCAGCTCGCGCGCCGTGACTGTTACGCGGGCCTGGACCTCGCGAGCACGAGCGACCTCGCCGCCTACTGCCTGGACTTCCCCGGCGAGAATGGGGCGCATGACCTGATCTGGCGTCACTTCGCGCCCGCCTCAGCGCTGCGCGACTTGTCCCGCAGAACGGGCGGGGGCGCTGACGTTTGGGTGTCGCGCGGGCTGCTCACGCTGACCGAGGGGAACGTGATCGACTACGCGGCGATAGTCGCGGCGCTCAACGCCGACCGGGAACGGTTCAATATCCGCGAAGTCGCCTTCGACCGATGGGGCGCGACCCAATTGTCGAGCGAGCTGCTCGACGAGGGATGGCCGCTGATCGCCACCGCGCAGGGTTACGCGACAATGGCCGCACCCACCGCTGAGCTGCTAAGACTCGTCCGCGCGGGCCTATTCCACCACGGCGGGAATCCGCTCGTGCGATGGCAGGCGGGCAACGCCGCGACGCGCAGCGACCCAGCGGGGAACCTGAAGATCGACAAGCAACGATCCGCCGAGAAAGTGGACGGCATCGTCGCTGCGGTAATGGCGCTGGATCGGGCGCTGCGCTGGGAAGAACCCGGAGACGACTATGCCGCCGCTGGCTGGTGAGCCTACGATGGTCGCCAGCGCGCCGGGGCATGGGCGAGGGAGGCTCATGCCGTGACGTATCTCGACGAGCTGCGCGTCGCGTGCTCAGCCCAGCTTGATTGGCAGATTCCGCGCGCCGAGACTTACCTCGCCTATTACGAGGGCGGCGCTGGGATCATCGCGCTATTGGATACCGCCGAGCGCGAGACGTTCCGCAGGTTCCTTGACGAGTCGGCCGAGAATTGGTGCGTCCTTGTGGTGAATGCCGTAGCGGAACGGCTCGCCGTTGTCGGCTGGCGTTTCGGCGCGAGCAGTGATCAGGCGAACGCCATTTGGCAGGCAAACCATATGAACGCCGATCATAAAATGGTGCATCGCGACTCGCTCGTCACGGGCGGCGGTTATGTGCTCGTCCAGCCCGACGATACGAATATGTCCGGGGTGTCCATTACCGCTGAGTCTCCGCTGGAATGCACCGTATTGCACGCGCCGGGTAATCGCCGTAAAAGGCTCGCCGGTTACAAGCGCTTTACCGATCCGGTGTCCCACCAGCAAACCGAGATCGTGATGACCCCGGAGCAGATCGCCACTTACGGGCCGGGCTCTGCGCCGCTGATCGAGCCGAACCCTGCGGGCGAGGTCGGGCTATTTGAGGTTGTGCCGCAGCCGCGCACGAGCGCGCCGCACGGGGCGAGCGAGCTGGACCCCGCGATACCCATTCAAGACCGGGTGCATACAACCCTTTTCAATAGGTGCGTTGCGTCCGACTTCGGGGCCTTTCGCCAAATCTGGGCAACGGGCGTGAAACTGGCGCGCCAGATCGTCACGCAAACCGCCGAGGACGGAACGACGAGCCAGAGCGTCGCGCTCGTCAAGCCGTGGGATATCTCGGCCAACCGCCTGCTCACCAATGAGGACCCCGCAGGCAAATTCGGCGCATTCCCCGGCGACCCGCTAAACGGTTACCTGCTGTCGGTCCAGCAGGATATCGAATCAATGGCGTCTATCACGCAGACGCCCGCCTATTACTTCCCGACCGCGAAACTGGTGAACCTCAGCGCCGACGCGCTGAAGGCAGCCGAAGCGGGATTGGTGTGCAAGATCGCAGACCGCGCCGAGTTTATCGGGGAGTCGTGGTGCGACGTTATGCGCCTGGCGCTCTCGCTCGTGGGCGATCCCGGCGCGGCGATGCCCGACGCCGAAGTCGTGTGGCGCGACTTTGAGACGCGCTCTCAGGCGCAGCTCGCGGACGCGCTGACCAAGCTCGCGACGATTGGCATTCCGCAAGAGGCCCTGTGGGCAATGCTCGGCGCGACGCCACAGCAGATCGAAGAATGGAAGGCGATGAAGGCCGCAGAGCCGACGCCGCCGCAACCACCGCCCGCGCCGACTGCGCTCCCGTCGAGCGCTTCGCCTAACGGCGACGGCGCGCAGCCAGCAGAGGACGCAGCATGACCCAGCCGACACCGCCGTTCCCGCTTCCCGCGCCCGGCTCTAGTGATCCGCAGCCGCCGCCGCCGCAGCCGCCGCCAGCGCCGCCGCCGCCCGAGCCGCCGCCGCCCCCCGTGCCGCCGCAGCCC